TTTTTCAAATCATGGTATGATTTATCCTATCACAGTTTCCACTCATTATCCTGAGTGGGTCAAAGAAAGAATAATCCCTAAATGTCCTCATCATGTAGATGAAAAAGGAGAACTCAAACCTGGTTTATATGTACATACAGGTAATAAACGAGTAATTTGGGCACAGAAAAATGGTTACGATAAGATTGAAGGATATCTTATAGATAAAAAAGAAGACAAGGGAGATATAAGAAGTAAAACACATATAGCACATGGAGATATACCTAAATGAAATTAAAAATAGTTAAAGGCTGGTATTTACCTGATTACGATACACATTATGAACCAATGTTAAAAGAAGTTAATGGTAAATGGGAGTATCAACCAGATACAAGAGAATACTCATTAAAGTTTGTAAAGAATTGGAACTTAGCATTGGATATTGGTGGTAATATTGGTTTCTGGTCTAAAGAACTTTGTGAAAAATTTAAAAAAGTGTGGGCATTTGAACCACATCCAGTCAATATAGAATGTTATAGAAGAAATATGGCATTACAACATAATTGGCAATTAGAAGAAGTGGCCTTATCAAATCATCAGGAACAAGATGCAAAACTATTTGCTAGTCCAGATGAAAGTGGTAATGTTAGTTTAATTAGTTATGGTGTTGAGAATGGTAATTCTAAAAGAAAATTAAAAGCTGAACAATTAGATGTATTATCTACAGATGTAAAAATGTTAAATGATTATATTAGTGAGTTTGATGGTCAAAACATAGACTTTATTAAAGTAGATGTACAAGCACACGAAAAAGAAATTGTTGAAGGTGGCTTAAACTTATTAAAAAACCATGATGCAGTTTTATGTTTAGAGTTGCCTTTGAGAGATGAAGCTGAAAGAAAATACCATGACGAAGTAGTAGATATTCTAAAAGGTATTGGTTACAAAAGACAAGGTAATATGAGAAAAGAAACAGTATTTACAAAATGAATATCGGAGTAGTCACAACATTAAATAAAAAACTATACAAACAGTATGGTCATAAGTTTTTTGAAACTTATAATTGGCCATTTGATTTGATTGTCTATAGTGAAGATATGTTAGAAATACCAATGCACAATCATATTGTAAGAAGTATATTTGATGAAGTACCTAGTTGTGAAGAATTTGTAAATAGAAATAAAGATAAACCTGTTGTAGATAATCCTGATGGTTTCTTACAAGATGCAGTTAGATTTTGTTATAAAGTTTATGCTTATACAGACCAGATTATAAACAATGAAGATTATGATGGTATTATTTGTATTGATGCAGATAGTGTATTTTATAAACCTATAGATGTAGAATGGTTAACAAAAAATATACATAAAAGTGATTGTATGATGACTTATTTGGGTAGAGGTAATCACTATAGTGAATGTGGATTCTTGTACTTCAATATGCAACATAAATCCACTAAGGCTTATGCTAGAGAAATGAAAAGAATGTATGATAGTGATGAAATCTATCAACTAACAGAAAAACATGACAGTTATATTTGGGACCATGTACGAAAAGCATTTGAAAGTAATGGTGTAAAAAATCATAATATTGGTGACGGAAAACCAGGTCATGTTCAGGCCAGGTCTGTACTAGGGACTGTGTACGACCATATAAAAGGACCTAAGAGAAAAAAACTATTAAGAAGTCCAGAAGCGAGAGTATAATGATTAATGTCTTTATAGGATACGACAGCAACGAAAAGGTTGCTTTTAATACTTTATCATATAGTATTTTAAAGAGAAGCACTAAACCTGTTGCTATTACACCTATCTATTTACCTAATATTAAAGATGACTTTGTAAGAGAAAGAAATAACTTATCATCTACTGAATTTAGTTTTAGTAGATTTATTATTCCACACCTTATGAATTATAGAGGTTGGGCTTTGTTTATGGATTGTGATATGTTAATGATGACCGATATTGCAGAACTATGGCGATTAAGAGATGACAAGTATGCAGTACAAGTTTGTAAACATGACTATCAACCAAAAAATGATACTAAGTTTTTAAATCAAGTACAGACAAAGTATGAAAAAAAGAATTGGTCTAGTTTTATGTTAATGAATTGTGCTAAGTGTAGTGCATTAACACCAGACTATGTTAATTCAGCCACAGGTTTAGAACTACATCAATTTAAGTGGTTAGAAAGTGATGACTTGATTGGTGATTTGCCTTTAGAATGGAACTGGTTAGTTGGTGAATACGAATATAAAGATGATGTAAAGAATGTACATTTTACCGAAGGTGGTCCTTACTTTGAACAATATAAAGGTTGTGATTATACGATAGATTGGTTTAAAGATTACCACGAATCAAATGAAATAAATCTAAAATGATTGGTGTAGGCACAAGACCTGTATATGATTATATTGTACGGCCTTTTGTCGAAAATAGAGGCCAAGGCATATTCTATACAGCAAAAGAACAAGTCGATAGATATGAACAATCAGTATGGCCTGGTTTCAAAGAAGATAAGTGGATTGAAACAAAAGAACCTATGGCTGTTATGGGCAATCTTAGAGGTACAGATAAGATTGTTTATAAAGCAAGAGAACATGGTATAGATTATTATTATTTTGACCATGCTTATATGTACAAATCAATTGAACATAGAAGACACCCATTATTCAATGACCGATATTATAGAATTACAAAGAATGGTGAATCATTAACTAAACTTATTGAATGGGATAAACATAAAGATTTAGTCAGTCGAATACAAAAGTTTGAACGAGTACAAAGAGTAAAAGTCAATATAAAGACTTACAGAAATAGGGGTGAATCAATATTAATATTACCACCTACAGAATACATTTGTAGATTTTATAATTTAGGAACTGAACAAGAGTGGTTAGATAGAACAATTGATAAGATTAAAAAACATACAAAGAGACCGATTGTTGTAAGAAGAAAAGGTGATGTTGAACATTTAGGTACACAATTAAGAGAAGCCTTTTGTGTAGTATCATCACAAACAACGGCAGTTATAGATGCAATAAGACATGGGTTACCATCTTTCTGTGAAGATATTTCTTGTGCTTTGCCTGTATCATTAACAGATTTTTCTAAGATAGACACACCATATTATCCTACAGCAGATGAAATACAATATTGGATTAATAGTATGTTATCAGCACAGTTTAGCGAAACAGAAATACAAATAGGTTTAGCAAAAGATATTATAGATAGAACACAATGATTATTACACATAAAATAGCTTGGGATAAATGTCTATCGCATCAAATTTGGCCGGCAATAGAAAAAGGTTGGAAAGATGAAGATAGACCAATACACTTCTTTTGGGGATTAGCAGGTAAAAATATACCTGAGATACGCCAATGTGTTGAAAACGGAGAAGAATGGTGGTATGTTGACACAGGTTATTTGTCAGAACAAATTGTCCGTTATCCTGAACCTAAGATTGTTGACTATGAAAAAACATATTTTAGAATAGTCAAAGGTGGTATTCATACAATAAGAGGATTGGTACCAGCAGAACATACAAGAGTTACAGAACTAGAACATAAAGGTATAGATATAGAATTTAAAGGGTGGAATACAAAAGGTGAAAACATAATACTTGCACCATCATCACCTACTGTTACCTTTCATATTAATGGCATGACACAAGACGATTGGGTAGAGGCCACACAAAGAGAAATTAGAAAATATACAGATAGACCAATTATCTTTAGAAATAAACCAAGACCAAATAATCAATGGTGGGGAACAGATATAAAAGATGATTTTAAAAATGCACATTGTTTAGTTACCAATATGTCACTATCAGCCGTTGAAGCGGTATTNAATATGGTNCCTGTAATTACACATCAAAGAAATGTATGTAGTTTTATTAGTGGTAAAATAGATAAGATTGAAAAACCTATGAAACCTGGTAGAAAGACAATGCAAGGGTTTATTAAGATGTTGGCAGAAAACCAATTTACGATAGGTGAAATAGAAGACGGCACAGCCTATCATCATTTGCAAAGACAATTAGTATGATTTATTTTATAA